TCAGCAGACTCGGCAGGACTAGGTTTAGTCAGGGACGTTAAATTATGGGTAGGTTATCGTGATTTGCGTGTGCTCTTCCTCGCCTTTCGCGGCTTTGCGTTGCGCGGTTTCGAGCGTGATTTTGTCGTGCTCATCTCCCGCAACAAGGCCGATGCGTCGGCAACAGTCGAGCAACCATTTAACGCTAACATTATCGGGATCGATAAGGCGTTTTCGGACAGAGATAAACTTGAAATGAACTCTTCCAGATGCTTCTTTTTTTCCTTTGCTCGCTGCCAATGGTTCATCGCAAGCAGCGCGTTCCAGCTTGGCAATCTGCCCATCACTTTGAATGTAAGGTTTTCCGTAGTCTTGTTCATTTGCGGCGATTAGTGATTGAGATGCGTGAGGAAAAAGGCGGCGAATTGTGTGCGGGTTCATACTGCGCGCCACACGGTTGCCTTCTTGCCGCTATCGTTCGTCCGCGTCTCTCCCGTGTCGGCAATCTTGCCAAGCGCGAGCAATTCAGTCAGGCGAGGTCGGATTGACAAAAGCGACTTGCCAACTTCCGCCGCGCACTCGTCAGCGGTCAGGTCTTGATGAAAGAGAACGTCTAGCACCTTTTGCCGCAACGTGGGCGCTTTCTCGCGCATCGAATCAGCAGCCGCCTTGGATGTGCCGCCGCGCTTGTATCCTGGCGCGCTTGGGTATCGCGCAAAGTCTAGTTCGGGATGGTTCATTTGGTTTTCTTCGTCGGTTGTTGAATCGTGCTAAAATCTACTTTCGCCATTCCGCGCCGTCTCAGGAAGTGGTCACAAGCGATATTTACAGAAGCCGATCCGCCTCCTCGTTCTTCACGGGTTAGGCGAGGATGCCCACCTAGTCCCGGCTCAATATATTCGTGTCCGTTGCGTTTCATTTGATTCTCCTTTCCCATCTGTCTTTCCTCGCGCCTTTGTTTCCAAAGATTGCATCTAGGAAATAGTTGTCAGTCTCTTTGCGCTTGCGTCCCGCCGTGCGGTGAGACGCCGCGCTTCCTGTGGTTCGCTCTTGGCGTGGTTTGGCTGGTTTGAGGATGCTCATGGTGTTTTATTTAAAAGATTCCCGCCGCCAAGTGAGTCCGGTTTGCGACCGGTCATTCCTAATTCTAGGCTCTTGACTGCTCTCACTCGCTTCGTTGCTTTCCATCGGAAATTTCCAATGGGGCAAATCGGCCAGCATAGGCACGGCGGGAAAGTGGTTCATATCAAAATGGAATCTCTGAATCTGCCAAAACATCCAAGTCGGCACCTTTCGGCGGTTTCGGCGCATACTTTGGCGCGGCTTTCGGCGCTTCCTTTGGTTCTTCTTGTGTCGCCGCGCGTCTCGATTCCGATTGCGGAGAAACGTAATCCTTTACCACGTTTTTTGCGGCAAAGTTTCCATTCGCAGGGTCAATCCCGATTTTCACGAATAGCTCTTTGCCTTCGCAGTCATCGGACGAAAGCGCGCCCGACTCGTATTTATCCATATTTCCAGTTGCCTCTGCGAAGTGAAACAGTTTGTGTGCCATTGCTTCCATGAGGTAGTCGGTCACGATTCGATGCGAGCCGTCATCGGAATACACCCTGAGCTTGATTTCGATCATTTCGTTCCCGCTTTTCGACTTTTTATCAACGGCTGATTCTACGGTTGCGGGATACGGTTCTTTGCGCGCTGGCAATAAAAGCCGCTCGGCTTCCTGTTGTAGTTCCTTTACAGTTTTCGGTGTGAATTGCATGGTTATTTTTGGTTAGTTTAGTTGGTGATTTTCTTATTCAGCCAAGCGAGCGTTTTTGCCGCTTGTTCTTCGTTCAGTTCTTGGATGCTGTCTGCGCTGGCCTTGGTGAGTAGTTTTTCAAACTCGCCATCTGCGAGCTTCACTACGTCCAAGAGGCGCGTGATTTCTGCTACCTGTTCCGCGCTAGCGAGCACGATTGGCTTGCTCTCGGCTTCAATGAAGTCCTTGCCGTAGCGCGATGCAAAGTCAGCGTATTCAAGCGGGAATGTATCGGACTCTGGAAATCCAATGAGGCGAGACTTACGAACGATTGCGACACGTTGCGGCCCGCGCTTTTGAAGGTGCAATGTCAAATCCAACTCGTAAATGAGCTTGTCGAAAATATCCGGCAACTTGCCGATTTCTTCGCGCTGGCCGCTCTTTGGATTCAGCCCCCATTCGTTTGTTTCGTGGGCGACAAAAAGCACGTTCATATCTAGGCGCATTGCCCATGAAATCATCCGGCGCATATTGGCGACGGCTGGTTTCTTCGATGCCCCGAAAGCGTCCTTGTCTCCAAGTCGCTCCGCTTCGTTTGCGATGCAAGTCTGATAGAGCTTTGTGACGCTATCAATAATTAGCGTGCGGTAATCGTGCTTTTCGGTGGCGAGCGCCTGCATCTGTCCGATCACCGTGTCAAAGTCTAAGGTGCCTTCATTTGGCCCCATATAGACGCCGCCAGCGTTCGCCAGCCGCTTTTGATAGTGCGCGAGGTCTGCGCCTCCCTCCGTGTCAATGTAGTAGGGCTTGGGGAAGGACAGTGCAAACCATGTTTTCCCGACGCCGCTAGGCCCGAAGAGAAGTTGTTTGATGTGTCCGGGCGGTGTTTCGCCGGGTGTTTTTGCTTTAAGTTTTGTCATTGGTATTCTTTGTTATTGGTTTGTTTGTTCAGGGGTGAAAGGTTTCGGCTCATCATCGGCGCGAAGTAGTTCCGCATTGTCAAAGCACGCTTTCATTGACACGCGGCCAAGGGTGAACGCGGTGATGAAGTCTGCGCGAGTTGTAGTCTGACGCCTTTCGTATGGAATCGCGCCCCATACTTCGAGTGCGGCTTTTTCGTGGTTATTTTCGCTCATTGGTTTGGTTTGGTGTTTTGTTAGTTCATTTGTTAAAGCAAGGAGCGCGGCGAGAATCGAACTCGCAAAGAAGCCGGTGTAATTATCCGTCCCGAAGCCATACCGTTTGGCTTTGCTGTAACGGCGTATTGTTTCCACGCGCTCATATTATTAAATCAAGCTGGCAAAAGCGAGTGCCGCGATAATCAGCGCGATGACAAAGCAAAGCGCAGAGCGGTGGAATTGCGAGGCACGCCATGAGGCTAGGTTGTCGGCGGCTTCTTCGTGTAGTTCTTCGATGGTTTTCATTTGGATTTTGATAGCTTTGCGACCGCGTCACGATACTGGCGCACCCTCGCCGTGGTGATTGTTGCCTTGCCGGATTCCATCAGCGAAACGTAGCCGTGGGAGACGCGAAGGGCGGTCTTTACGGCGGTCAGCGAAAGGCCAGCGTCTTTGCGGAGTTTCTTTAGCCGCTTGCCAATCGTGGCAGGGTTTGGCACTAGGCCGGAGCCTAAGCATTTTGAGCATTTTATGTTGTCGGGTTTCATTCGTGATTTGATTGACTGTTTGAAGTTGTAGCTAGTTACTAAAAGGTTGCAAGGAAAAAGTGAAAGAATCTGATTTTACCTACGGCGCGAGAGGTTCAACTTCACGGCCTCATTACCAAAAAGCAGGAGCGATTCAAGCTGCTCGCGGCTTTTGTCGGCGTATTCATCGCGCACTGGCAGGAGGCTATCGCCGTCAAGTTCCCGCCAATCGGGTTTCGCGGGCTTAGTCTTTGGTTTCTGGACTGGACGCGCTGGCGACGGCTTAGCGTTCGCGGATTGACCGCAAGATAGGCCGACGGTGTAGCCGAAATACCAGTTGGCGGCGGATGATGTGATGATTAGGATGCAGAGTAGGGTTTTCATGGTTTGTTTGGTTTGGTTGGTTTGGTTCAAAGTAGATCAAGAGCGGGAGCTATTTCGCCAAAAGATGCGACTTGGGCCGTGTTTAGGCGTTTAGTCGCCAGACGCGGCGAATTATTAAGTGTCCCCGCCGAGGATAGGTGTAAAGATTTCTCTTGCATGCTCCCCGCCAGTCGGGGTAGGTTGCTCGCAGTTCGCTGGTCAAGGCGATGCTCACTTACTAGGGGGAACTCTAGGGCCGCACTGTTCTTGACCGCAGTGCGGCTTTTCTTTGGCCTCATGCTACGGCATCGCACAAAGAGCCAAGCGGCGGATTCGTGAACCTTGCCGACGTAATTGCCAAGGCGTGAAAAGCTGGTATCCGCAGCCCTGAAACATGGTGAAGGCGGCAATTCAGCAACAGGCTCTTCGTGCGCAAGCTCCGAAGATTGAAAGTTCATTCGTAGAGGATGAGAGTGCCGTGAGTGGCTACGCAAGCCAAGGAGGGCAAAGGCGAAACCTGCTCCAGACTCACGCCCGGCGACGGGATGACGGAAACCACAGCGAGGCTTTAAGCGGGCTAGTTCCTTCATGGCAGGCTCGGAAGCGGGCTTGCTATGCCGTAATTCCAAGCTCCACTTTATCAGGCTAATCCCTTCCCGCCACTCTCCTTCATAGAAGCCAAGCCGCCCCGCCGAGGATAGCACACCCCGCCGAGACGGGTAGCAAGTGACGGCCAAGGGCGGTTTCATCGCTTTACACGCCCCGCCAAGGCTGCTTTCGCTTCGTCCCGGCACAGTCGGGCGGCGGATAACAGCGCATCGCGCCTTCCCTCGCTCCATTCTGCCATATATTGCCAGTCGCAAGCTCGGTATCGGCAACGGTCTTTATGAGCTTGCCACGCCCATTCTATGAAGATTGAGGCTAGTTTCACGGCATGGCCTCCCCGCCAGAGATAGTCATTGCTTCCCGCCGAGCGTGATACTTGGCCAAAGCCTTGGCGTTATTCGTATCGGCACAAGGGCGGCAGTGATTCGACGTAGCCAAGGGGCGCCGCCCGCACTGGCAGCAGAGCTTGCGCGCCTTTCGATCGGATTGCCAAAGGGCTTGCCGAGATTTGGGCTTGCGGTTCATTTGCGCGCCTCCGTCCACTTTTCAGCTTCCGCTTGCGCCTCTTCTAAGGTGCGCCATTCCGAGCGTCCCGTATAAACAAGACTTCCCGCATCGAATCCCATGCCGGGCGAATAGTAAAAAACGCGATAGGGGAAGGCCGTGCCGGGTATGCGATGCGATACCGTCGCTTTCCTT